GTACTTGATTCGGTGCAGTTCCCACATCAGTATTAATTACAAAATTTAGTTTGTAGTTAATTACATCTTGCCAAGCCATTGTGCCTAGATACTGATTCAGAGGTATTTGGTTTGCTCTTGTGCCGATGTCGGTTTGAGTGACAATGTAGTACCCGCCTTCTTTAAGGTAAGTACCGTCAAAAGTAAGATTGGCACTACCAGCTAATGCACCGGCATTGTTATATTGCACTTGTCCAGTAGATCCAGCAACCGTCACGCTTGTGCCAGAGTAACCTGAGTAACCTGATGTAGAGTAAGCAATTTGCGATACATTAATGGTTGCGCTTGGACTTGCTGGGCGAGTTGGGCTAGTTAATGCTGCTTGATATGCCAAGCTAACTGTTGTAGCAGAGCATGACCAATAAACCGAAACAGTATCATTGGCAGCCACATCAAGTAACCATGTAAATATTAATGGCTGGACATTATTAGCACCGCCAGTAAAGATGCCATCCACCAAAGTATTGGCAATATTTACGCCATTTTGTTGAAGCCATGCATAGACGGCTGGATTAGATCCGGCAGAGTTGGTAGCTGATAATTCCACCGAAATAGAATACTTACCGGCATTTGGAAATACAATATTATTAGTGGATGTGTTTACGCCATTATTGCGTACTGGGGTGCCATCAATCACCACCTTATTGGCAGTTGTCGCACCACCGTTGGTTTGGTTTGTGGTGCTAATGAATAGACCGTAAAATCCAATTGAACCTCCAGCACCGACCGCACCCGACCAGCCAGAGATGCCAGACCAACCAGAGATGCCAGACCAACCAGAGATGCCAGACCAACCAGAAATACCACTCCATCCACTATACCCCGAAGTTCCAACTACTCCGGCATCGGTAATTGTCCAATTACTAAAGGATGCCGCACCATTTACATAAGAAACATTAACTACTAATGTAGTACCTGTAAATGATGTAATTAAGCCTTCCATGTATTGAGATGGAACTGAAGTGGCAAACACTCGAATATATTGGCCTACCGTAAAAGCGGTTTGAGTTGCATCTAAATTGGTCGTAAATGATTTACTGCCAAGACCCAATGAATTAGACCCTGTGGCAGTTAATCCGTAATAGCCAATCCCTGAATATCCGGAAATGCCAGAATACCCACTATACCCCGAATACCCACTATAACCCGATACGCCAGAGCCGGAGAATCCAGAGATGCCGGAGAATCCGCTAAAGCCACTAATGCCGGAAAATCCCGATATGCCGGATGCACCACTAAATCCAGATATACCAGAGAATCCACTAAATCCGGATATGCCGGATGCGCCACTATAACCTGATACGCCACTTCCAGAGAATCCGCTAATGCCTGAATAGCCACTATATCCGCTATACCCCGAAAATCCACTATACCCCGATATTCCGCTATACCCCGATGGCCCATATAATCCACGATCCACATTGACCGATAGGCTATTAGATGGCGTTATATCGACATTAATTTCATTTTCAGAAATGATCGTTACATTCATTAGTTGACCACTCCATCACTACGAACTAGGAATAATAAAAAAATGATTTGGTCTTGTGCTGGAGTTGAGCCATCCGTTGGAAAACTTAATTTGATACGGCCACTAAAACAAACTGGATCGATGGCTGCAATATTTAACTCAGGATCAGAAGAAATAACTCCCCAGGTCGAATCATCAATCAATAAAGTAAATGTACCGCTTGAGGGTACTGGGTTATTAATTGTTAAAGATACTGGCGTTGGTGTCGGTGTATAGTTGGCAATATCAAAGGATAAGCCATATCGAGTGTCTTGCAGATTGGAGATTTCTCTACGAACAATCTGCGCATCGATGGTAACTCCGGTTAAATCGACTGGTGAGCCATTGGAAGTAAAAGTAAGATTCCAAAACCATTTTTGGTTATAGACTAATTCACCAGAGATACATTCATTATCAAAACCTGATACTTGAATGATTGTGTTTTTTGCAAATAAAGCCATGATTTCCTCGATACCCGTTTAAAAACTCTGCGTACTCGCAAAGTCCGAATCATGTTTTGTCTTATTAAATAAATTGTAACCTAGATTTTATCTTCTGAAAATACATTTACAAAAACAGTATTGTCCTCTAGCGCTTCAATTTCATGCCACTCATTTGCCGGTAAATTCAAAGGTTGACTGTGTTTATTAATAGTATGGCTGCGACCTTCTAACCTTACAATACAACTACCAGAGTTGCACATAGTCGCATGAGAGTATTGATGGTCATGCTTTAATAACCCTTCACCCATATTGGCATGATAAACATTAATAATCGCGCCATCATAAGTAAAAGTATGAGTTGAATTTATATTAATCATGCAGATTTGGTGCCTGTGGTTTTTGGTTGTGACAATGCAACATATGGCGCAATTTCTCCAAATTCCCCAAGTTTTGCCCTATTGTATAAATCTACTCCATGTTTTACTGGATCAGTTGGCATTGCATTAAATGGCACTAATTCTTTAAATTCTGCAAACTTAACATCTAAATGAATAGATTGGCCATCTGCTGATCCATATATAGGGTTTGATGCGGATTCAATAGTAAACATAATTTTCCTTTAAGCGTAACGAACAAATAATGTACCACCTAAAAATCGCCATGAGCCTGGTGGTATTACCGGTCCGCAGCAGCAACCACCACCATATACATTGTAATATCTTAAATATATCCCAGATAATTGAGTATTTATAGAAATAGGTCCATATCCGACGCTAGTTGCTATTATTAATAAACTACCTATATTCAAGCCACCTAAATTTTGCAATATATTGGCCGTAGTATATAACTCATTTTGAGCCAAACTAGATCCATTGGTTCCCCATAAATATGCCGGTGCATTAGTATTACCGTTATAGGTAAATGTCATTGGACTACCAGAAGTACCACCACCACTTGCCAATGTTTGTGCTTTTGCAACTACGGATGTAGTAGTTGATGAAATAGTTACCGCGCCACTTGATCCCGATACACTAATGCCAGTACCGGCAATAATGCTAGTTACTCCAGCATTATTTAAAGTAACAGAACCGCCTAAAGCTACGGTACCACCACCCGTTAAACCAGTACCAGCAGTTATAATAATCGATGCGTTTTGCAATCCAGCATTGCTAGTTTGCCCCGATGAATTTAAAGTATTGGCAAAATTTGCCAAATTTAGTCCTTGCGTCATACGCCACCTGTTCTGTTAAAAGTTTGCTCAACTAAAATATTCATATTGTTTGTTGGTGCTTGGCTTAATGTATAGGAGCCAGTTGTAACCGTATAATCTACCGTTTCGAGTAATAGTACCCCATTATTGTAAAGATTAAAAGATAATGGATTATAAGTAAATGAATAGAGGGTTTGTCCAACTACCGTATAAGTATCAATATTTTGAGGATTGCCATTTGGCTGACCTTGGTTGTTATTGGTCCAAATAAGCACTTGTAAATCACCGCTTACCGCAGTTGCAAATGAAATTACTTGACCAACAATATTGTAGTCTTGCGCATTAACTATTGTTCCATTTAAGAATATTAATTCATTGCCACTAACTAACCAACCCGATGCAGTATAGTTGGCTTGGCTTGATAATGTTGCTGAGTATCTTGTAAATGAGTTATATGTTGATGGCGTTGAATTAACCGATGCCATAGAAATAACTGTAACAATGTTATTTAATACTACGCCAGTTCCAAATGTCACATTGGCTGCATTGTCTGTATATTGGCTTGTGTCTTGCAATAATCCATTAATAAATACTAGACAATTACCAGTTACATATTCAGTCCCCCTTGTTTGAGGGAATACAGTTTGTCCGCTTGTTGCAATGTCGGCTGCCATTGTGTAATAAAATCCATCTGGCGCAACAAACCCAATTACTCGGCCATATTGATCCACCGTCAAAGTTGCCACACTACTTGTGTAAGTTGTTGCACCACCAGGGAATGAAAGTAATTTGGCTAAAGATGCCTGAAGTAATCCTTCGGCATTATTAGAAATGGCCAACTCGCCTGTGCCGACTGAAGTTGTGCCAGTTTGAATTAATTGACCAGTACGGTAATTTAAATCAATAATATTTGTGCCACTAGGCAAAGCCAGCCAAATAGATGGATCGTAAGTTGTAGTATCACTAGGCACAAAAGCACCCCCACCACTAGAAGTGTTCGCCAAACCAACAGAAAAACCAATAAGTTTATTTCCATAATTATTGTATAAAAGATAATTTGTTGTGCCAAATGCTACTGGTGCTGGATACCAAGTATAGTCCGCAGCAATTGGATCAAACGAAGTTGTAGATTGATTTCTAATGCCATAGTAAGTTGCGCCTACTGAACTGCTAGAAAAGCCTGTTCCTGTGATACTAGTCGCATAGGCAATGCTTAAATACCGTTGTGAATATTGGTAAGTTGTTGGCCGCCATTGCACCAATGCGCTTGCAGAACTGTAATTCGATTTAGTTAATGAATTAACCATTCGAGTAAAAAAATACCAATTACCAAATGGGATATTGGATAAATTAATAGTTGGTAATGCGGTGCTATTTCCCCAAGGTAATCCGCTTGGCTGAACTTGGCTTGTTGCAGCAAAAAGATATTGACCGCTTGATGGATTACTAAAAGCTGAATACCAAATTTCTACATATTGAGTAATACCAGCGCTAGAAGTTGTTGCTTGAATAGAAATGGTTGGGATGGCTGCATAAGTATTACTGCCAATAATAGTGGGTGCCGGTATGGTTCCAAATGAGTTTGGATCTCCTAAACCAGTATTTGGTAATGGCGTAAATTGAGTAATGGGCAAATCGTCATAAACTGCTGGGTTATATTCACTCAATACCAAACTTGCGGTAACTTCTCCGGTATCAGCAAAAGTTTCAACCACTTTACTAATTCTCATTAATTTAGCCACCCATCCATAATTGGCACTAGTGATGGTGACAATATCGCCGGCTTCAAGTTGTAGGCCAATATAGTTTATTTTGCATTGAACTTGCAAATCTTCGCGCCCAGACTTCAGTAATCGATTGGCTAAATATTGAGCGCGAATATCATTATTTACTAATGGTAGGCTTAAACTAAATTGATTAATAGGTTCATTAGGGAATAACAATGCCGGATCAATTTGCGCTAAATCATAACTAACTGAAGCAAAAGCGTCTTGATGCGTATTGTCTGCATATTTAACTTGGATGATATTGTAAGAGGCTGCAATGTCCAAAGGAGTAATTTGCAATGATGACACCATATTGCTATTGTTAATATCCATTACTGCGGTATAGGTTGGCGTTTGTGTGATTACACCCCAAGTCCCTAAAATCTCATTGTATTTAATTAGACAATCACAACAAGCCGACATATTTTGTAAATTCGTCATGCAATTAACGGATGTATCAATTACTCCATCAAATTCAAATCGTTTAATTGTTGCAGATCCACCGGCATAGGGTGTATAGGTAAAAGTTTGAGTTGAGTAAGCATTTAAATAACTTAAACTTGTGGTATCAATTTGACTTGGTGGGATTGCGCAGCCATATCGAGTTGACACTAAGTAATCATAAAAACAATCACCTGGTGCATTGCGTTCATTGGTAATTTGGAATTTTGTTTGTTGTAAGCTAGTAACTCCGGCATTTGAGTTGTAAGTTAATTCAATAATTGCAAATGCGCAATTTGTCATTAATTTACTTGAATCCCATTGGTAAGTAAGCCCAGCTGATTGCATAACTGTAATTGCGTTAAACAATGAATTAGTTGGGGTGCCTGAGCCATTGGCATATAAATAAATACTAATGTATCCAGCAACTTTAGTATCGACAATGCCGGTTGATTCATCAAGTAGGCCACTAACTACATATCCAGTTGAATCAAATTGAACTAACTTGCCACCGTAATAAATATTGCCAAAAGTAATCCCATCAGGCGAAATACCGCTTTCTGTATTTGTTACTTCAGCCAATGAAAGCACATAATAAAGCCGTTGATTATCGGCAGTAATTGATAAATCAGTAATAATGCCACCAACATAAGCGGTGCCATACACTACTGGTAATTTGTTGTCTGTGGCCGGCGATAGTTGTAAACGATTGCCAGGGTTTGGGGAATAGCCAGAACTATTATCCGCTGATTGATTGTTTTGTAAAAATGCTTTGCTAATAATGGCAGATGCAATCATGTTGATAGCAAAACCAATAACCATAGCGGTGGTACTAGTGGCAGCAATACTAAAAACCGCAGCGACTAACGATACTCCCATATTAACCCTTTAGCATTTTGGTAAATACTTTTTCAGTATTTTGATATTCTAAATACTCAAATAAACTAGATTTATCCGCATGAACTTTTGTCGAATATTTGACCATATCCACATTGATTGACCTTAAATATTCTTCGGCAAATTTAAACATTTTTAAACCAACTCTACCGGCTCGATACTCTTTTTTAAGAAAATAAATATCTTCTTGCGCAATTAAACAATCCGCATAATGCAAATGATTGCTAATAAAAAAAACAATGTACCCAATAATTTCATTTTCTTCTTTGCAAAGGATTACTTTAACCTTGCCGGCTTCATCCATCTTTTCATAAATATCCCATTGTGGATTTAATGGAAATTCTTTAATTAATGATATTTCTTCATAATGTAAATCAAGTAAATGCTTCAACCCTTGAATACAATTTACGGCATTAGATACTGAATAAGTAATCATGCAGTTGCCCCAAATTGATAAGTAATTGTTGAGATAAACGCTACTCGATTCATACTTGTGTCAGATGGATTAAAGAATTGCCAGGCATTATTATTGGTATATCTGCCGGCCACTCGATTAGCTAAAATTTGCTGAATTGATGATGCTGCGACTGTAATCAATCCGATATAACTTCTTATTTCTTCCATCCATTGCTCAGAAATAGCAAACGAATGAATATAGCCATTAAAGAATTGGTATAGCCCACCAGTACCACCAGTAGTAATTAATTGATTGTTGGTATCAAAGAAGCCATGCCATGCTTGTATATTGGCACCCTTAACATTTTGCCCCAATACCCAACCTAATAATGCAGTATCAATCCCGACTAAAGTAAAAACGGTTTCATTAGAAGTTGATTTAATATCTCTTTGGGCATCGCCAATTTTTACTAACTGCCCTAAACCTTGAAACGGTTGAGAATCGACTGCCGGTACAGTAATGGGCGTTGGAGTTGTGGCAAATCGATAAATGGTTGTGCCAGTATTTATGCGGACAAAATCCGCCATTCTAATATTGTTGGTATTTTGGACTGGCGCAATATTATTCATAGTATGGCCTCAAATGCGTTAAATGCCCCAGACCATTGGATAAATGAATCATTGGTCATTGGCACTAATGTATAAGTTGGGTAATTGCGTAGTATTACGCAAAAAGTAATGCCAGTATAGTTTATGCCACCTAATGATGTAGTTGTCCCATACTGCCCAATAACTGCATTGGTAGGCGTTGTAATTGTAGTTAATACTGTTCTATGAACTGTGATTGATACGGTTGATCCTGTGCCTCGTGTGATGTCCGCAGTCGCAATATAAGCATAGCGATCTATTTGCAAAAAATCACCGGCTTTAACAATATACGAACTACTTGAGATAGTTGGTAGATTGCCAAGAACAATTGTTTTATTGGCGGTACTCGTTTGATATTGACACGCTACTAATTGGCTTTGTGTCATATCGCCTTGATAATTTATAAAATTTACCCATCCAGTTGTGCCAAAATTTAAATATTGCTCTAGTGATTTATCAGGAATCCGTAAACTATTAAGAATTGATCTACTCTGAGAATAAAGTAAATAATTCATTGGCTTTAAAGTAAATTCAAATGGAACAGTTGTTAAAATTTCGCTAGTGCTGATTCTTTGATTTCGGCTTAATACTTGACCAACAATACGCTGATCGTTAATGGTGATATTTTCGGTGATTGCTAATATGTTATTAAGTGACATTATCGGCTCGCTGGTATAGATCTACTGGCAGATTGATTGGCTGACCATACCGCCATTTTATTACTTGCTAAAAATTGAACCGCTGATTGTGTATCGATTGCCGACATATTGGCAATATATGGGCCATTAAATACTGTCTGGGGACCGCCACCACCCAATGCACCCAATTGGTTGTTGGGAATAATAGTGCCAGATTGCCCAGGTATAAATAACTCTGGGCCATTCTCACCAACTAATGAGGGTACGCCTACTGGTGGCATTCCGCCATTGGCAAATGCGCCACTTGCCCATTGCTCAGTAGAAATAGCATCAACTCCGCCACCGCCGCCAAAAAACCCTTTAGCTGCGCCAAACATCATACTCATTAATTGAGTGGCTTGCATCTTTAAATATATTTTTATTAGGTCGGCAATAATGCTTGATGCCAAACTAGAAAATGATATTTTACTGGTTGATACAAACTGATCTAATGCGGATGTCATATTGTTTGTCAATGATGTAAATGCAGTTTCGCCAATGGTCGCATAATTAATTGAATTTTCCGCAAATTGTTTATATGCTTTTTCCCAACCAAACATAAATGTATTTTGTTCTTCTTGAATCCTTTTAACGCGCTGAACAGTTGCATCAACTTCCAATTGAGTTAATATTTTTATAGCTTGCTCTTGCTGATCTAATTCGGATAATACTCCACCTCTTTGACTAGGTAAAAGTTGTTTAGCAGCAATTCTTTTTTGATTTATTTGGTCTAATATTTTAGTTTGCTCATCCAAGATTTTATTAACTGCATCTTGAACTTCTTTTTCTTTTGTAGATAAACCATTTAATTTTTCTTTTTCTTCTCGTTGCTGATTCATTAATGCCAATGTCGCTGCATAAGAATCGGCAATGCCTTTAGTTTGGCCAAGTATTTTTGCGCTTGAACTAATTACTTCTCGATGAATATCATTGGTCTTTTTAGTTTCTTCATTAGTTTTTTTAGTGCGATCCAATATCTCGGCTTGAAATCTCGCATCATCCTCAAACATTTTAGTAATTTCAGCTTGAGTATTTTTGTAATCCTCAATGGCCTTTTTAAAATCTAGATGCGCCACATCGTTGGCAACTTGACCAAGCATTACCACTTGCTTAACCAACACCTCAACCAAAGTTACAGAATCTTTAATTAAAATTGCTAAAGTTTCGGCAGTAACCCTTAGAATACCAAAAAAGTATTTACTGACATTGCTTGTTTGAGTTAATGAATCATATAACTTGGATAGTGATGGGATTACTGCTTCAGTAAATTCTAAGCGCATTTGTTTTGATGCTGCTTCAAGTTTTTCGGACATTTCAAAAGCCTCTTTGATGGCTTCTGCATATTTATCCATTGAGCCTTTACTATTTATTAATTGCTCATTAACGCCAACTAGATCAACTCCTCGAATGCCTTTACCCAAAGTTTGAAATGCTAAGCCATTGCGCTCAGCTGCATCTTTCATATTTGCCAAACCTGAAACAGTTTTTTGAAATAAATCTTGCTCTGATAGTGTTCTTAAGTCATTTAAACTGACACCAATCCGGTAAAACGCTTCTTGCGCTTTGGCACTTCCTTGCGCTGCAGATTCAATTTTATTGGTAAATCCGGCATAGATATTGCTGACCTTATCAGCTTGTCCGCCATTTTCTTGAATAGCTTTAGACACCTCGAGCAATGAACCAACTGCAACTTCATTTGCTCTGGCCACATCCATGATTTGTTTGGCATACTCTAAAGATGCCTTAGTTGCCTCAAGGAATCCAGCAATTGATAAAGCCTCTGGAAGATATTCCTTTAATTCTTGAAGTGAGTTTTTCGCTTCAGAAATTCCTTTACGGAACTCTGTTGTGTCCATCGAGAGTTGAGCGGCTAAACCGGCTATTACATTCGCCATTTTAATTCCCTAAAAATTGCGGTGGACACCCTGGTGACATCATCGCAAAAGCTATTAACTGTTCACTTACTTGTTTTTTCTTGTCTTGTTCGGATGATGGTGGATACAAATAGTCGTATGCTCTAGGTATTATATCTTGTAGTTTATAGGGCGATTTACCTTTCGGCAACATTTTATTAAATTGTCCGGCAGTCAAAAGCCCCAATACTTCTAAAATGCCTCGATTCCCAATTAGACCATCAGCATACATAATGCATATGTCGCTGAATGTTTCTTCATCTACCGCGCTTGGATCAGTACCATGAGCCGTTAAATAAGCCTTTACTTGCTTACGGACTGATCCAGTTACTTTCCCTTGGTTTGAATATAGCCAGGCGCAATAACTTCAGAAATTTTATTTAATAATTCCAATTGAATATTAAAAGGAAAATTATCGTCAATATCTTGATAAGTAATTGCATTCATATCAAAAGATGCATCTTCCGGCACAATTAATTTAAACAAATCTAAAATACGGTTTTGCGTTAAAACTTTATTTTTAGCAGTTTCTTTTAGTGAAATACCCTTAACAATAATGTCATCATCCTTGTAAATGATTTCTGAATCATTTGCGTATCTTTCAGTATTTTCAATAAACTCTCTGGCCATATCGCCATAAAACTTTAAAACTAATGAATCATCAATTACTCGATTGCGTTCATACATTAAATCAGATTCAGCGGTTAATGGAACTTTTACTTTGAAAGTTACCCCATTAAAATCAAAGGTTCTGATTCTTAATAATTCTTTATTTTCAACAAATTTAGCGCCTAGCGCATTAGCTAATTGATTCATCTTTTATTTTCCTATTCTTTTTGATTTGTATTTTCTTAAAGTGTTACCCAACTCTTTTACTAATAAACCCATTACTGTATTGATGTTACTCTGTAAAGCTGGTCTGATAAATGGTCTGGCTGCCATATGCTTAGTGCCAAATTCAACGGCAAATGCTCTGCCATCATTTTCCATACCTACTTGCTTAATTTTGTTGGTTCTGTAATTTTTATTTTTTAAATTAATAAACTTTTTTTTCGCTAATACATTGCCAGGCGGAACAGTTACCCTAGCAATCATTATGTCGGTGGCGCTGACATAAGTAGATCTTCTATCTCTACTGGTTGGCCGTCTTGCCTCGACTTGTAAAGATTGTAATAACTGACCTGTATCGACACTACCATGAGCCTGTAGTAAACCTTTTGCAGTTTGTAATACTGGTGCCATTGCTCGGCGCATCGATGTCCTTAGAATATTCTTTTGATCCTTGGCATCAAAATCAGTTTCCATTTCTTTAATTAATTCATTAAACTCGTCAAAACCTTGCCATTTAACGGCCATTACAAAGCCTTTGCCGGATTCGGTTGAACTGGTGTAAGGCATTATCTTAACTTAAAGAATTTATTGTAAATGGCGTTATTAAGGTCAGCCACATATTCCACCACTTGATCAGGTGTCATTGTGTCAGCATGATTTTTGGCGATTTCGTAACAAACGCTGATGCCGGCAACTTTCTGCTCTTGAAAGTTAAACCAATTTTTTACGCCAGAATCAGCTTTTGATACTAGATAATTAAGTAAGTCGCTATTGTCTTGTATTTTCATATTGTGTTTTATTCTGTTGGTTTAACTTCTTCGACTTCTTCCACTATTTGCGGTTTAAATGGATCATCTCCACCTTGCAAACATTGTGCAATAGCATCATCAATTGATTCGGTTTTAAATACTTTACCATTGGCAAATTGAACTGTAATCATTTTGTTCCTCAAAAACCCCTTTCGGGGTTTAGGTTAATTAAGTATTGTTGGACCAACCGTATTGATTGCCTCTTGGATGAACCGTAAAGGTACATTTAGCTTCTGCGCCTGGTGCTAAATCAATTTTAAATTCAGATACTCGGCCATTAAATGCATAAGCTACTGTATTAGCGCCATTGGTTGCAGCCACCACAAAAGTACGGTCAATCACACCAGAATAAGCATCGGCTCTCATTAGCAATAAACCGGCATCGCTTGGATTCCACGCTGCAACAATTGTCATTGATGTTGGCTTAGATTGAGTTGGGATAATGTCAGATTGTCTTGATCCAGCAACCATAAAACTTGCTGAAGCATCATCTTGACCAAATGCCGGAATTGCTTCCACATTTAATGCGGTGCCAGAAGTACCAACTCCATTTGCTACTGTGCCAACAATGTTAGCAACTTGAGCGGTCCAAGTTGCCAATTGAGTTGTTGTTAATGGTGTAGGACTTGAGGCAGTTTGACACCATAGCGATGCACTAAAGCCTGGTAGGATTTGATTAGGTAGAGCCATTTTAAATTTTCCTTCAAAAAAAGATTAGTAAATAATGTCTTATGTTGGAATATCAATTTGGACATCTAAAATAATTTGATGAAGTCCGACCATATCATCAAAAGTTGCATAGAGCCAATTAACATCCGCCTTCGCAATCCAAAAACCACTAGAACCGCCAAACTGTCCTGTATAACCATGTAAAGATTGTAGCAAGGTATTGCTTAAATTAAAAGCATCATCCATATCTTGAGCAAAAATGCTCACTTGAAAAATAGGGCGATCGATGCCTTTATTGTTTTGATTCGGCCCAGTATAGACCGGTTGATGAATATTTCTTAATTGCCAAGTTATAAATTTGGGTATTTTTGCAAAGTTTCTTTGAAAATTGGCAGTTACCGGCACCGCGCCAAATATACTAGTTAATTGGTATTGAATTGCTTGCGAATAAACTGCTGGATTATTTTGTGCCATTAGACTGGTACCGTTGGATCGTTTCTATAGCACATAAAAGTAACATTCATGCGGTCATTGGTTTCAAAACAATCGCTGATACGCCAATCATTATTTCTATACTTAATAGAGTATAAATCTTGGTTATCTACCATCTCTCTGGTGTTTGGAGTGTAGTTGACAGTCAATTTTACATAGTCAGTATAAAACCTAGTGTCTTTAGTGATTTGCGTATTGTTATGGACATCGGCAATTCTTGCTCTAGTGTCAAACCATTTGGTTATAGTGGTTTTTTGTTGACCATAGGAATCAGTTGAATTGCTTACTCGATTAACTGTAATGTTTTCATAACGCGCAATAGCCATATCACATTACCAAAGGTTTATAAGGTCTAAGTAATGCATCAAACCCATAAGGGATGTCGTTTAATGCGCCTTGGAAGCTATTACTCCGGTTGTTGTATAGATGGGTTAGCATTAATAATCCGGCTTGTTTAATCACCGGATATTGAGCGTAGGGACTGGCTCCAGTTGTGTATTGAACCACAATCGGATTGGATACATTTTGATTCACTTCGTTTGGCAAGCCATTCACAATAATTTTATTGCCAGTCACATCATAATAATATTGGCTTGATGTTAATTTAATAAAAGTTGGCGGAGTATCGGCATTATAGTAACCGACTGAATTTACTGTTACTCCGGCTCTACCTAAATTATCTTGAGAAATCTCTGGCAAATCTAAGCATACTTGGGTGCCTGTCATGCCATTAAATGCACCGTAATAGACTTTATAAGTGATTGGGAATATCGACATACCAAGATAATCCTCGACCACTTGGCGAGTTGCTAATTCAATGCTAGATAGGTAGGAATCTTGGCTTTCATCCCCAAAGAGATTCAATTGTTGCGTAATCTCCTCAAGTGTAAGCCAAGCCGTCTGTAAATCTCGGCTAACTTGCTCTACCTTTTGATAACTAAAAGGATTTCTAGCGGTGCCGAGAAATGGGCCATTCGTTAAACTATCTAGTGGCATTATCTACCTTAAGCGTAAAGTCTTACACCAGCAAACGGATTGCGAATTGTGCTTACTGTTCTTTTTTCTGCGAATAGCGTTACAAAGCCTGGCGCATATTGCTCAAGGCGTTGAATGCTCATTTCTTCATGGTCGGCAATTGTAACGAACTGATCCCATGCTGCCAAATATACTGGGAAATTGCCGGTTCCAGTTAAATCCATATAAGGGTTTGGCATAACTGGATGGCCAAAAATATAACCAATAAATGCGCCATCTTTTACACCAACATCTAAGAATAAAGGCAACCCAGAAGTATCTTTTAAGGTTCTGATTTGATTTAATGTTGTTGGGTGCATCATCCATGCAGTTGTTGGATTATTCCAGAATTGTGGCGGTAATGCAGTCGCTAAATTTACAATGTCGTTATAAGCCAATGCGCTTGATGAGGCTTGAAGCACTTGCAATATAGTATGACGACCATTGGTGTCAGCTGATCCGCTTGTGCCAAATGCGGCTGCGCTAGTTGAGCCAGTATAACCGTCTAGACCTCTTAGGCCATATACTCCACCAGTTTGAACTGTAGTTGAACCAGATGCATCGCTATTTTGTTGCATAGATAATGCTTCTTGCTGACCAAATTCCATCATCAAATCAGCAACAATTGATTCTTCTAATTTATTTACATCAGATAAAACGGCCGTTCTAACTGGAACTACCGCATTAATACTTTTCATTGAAATCTGCCAAAACGCAGTTGCAATGTTGGGACTGCCGGTATTGTTGTTGACACCATAACCCCAAGGGTTAGTCGTGCCAGTTTGAATGACGGTAGCATTGCCGACTTTCGCCACAAATGCCTCATCCGAGCCAATTGTTTGAATTACTCTGGACATGGCGCGAATTGGGTTTGCCAACCGTAGTGGCGCAAACGCATCATCATAAATTACTCGACCACCAACATTTGAGCCTGAAGCGGTCAAGGCTGAGGCTTCCCTCAAGTTTACTTTTGCTTCGCCATCTTTAAGGGCGGTTTTAACTGCTTCATAAATCAAATTGGTTGTCATAATAATCCTAAATTCAAAGAGATAAAAAAGGTGGGGCCTAAGCCCCACGCTTTTAGGTTGCAGTTGCAGTAGAACGATAACGAATAATACTAAATGGATCCATTACTGATGTTGCCAAACGCTTCTCACCGAAGAATGTAATATAACCAGGCAATGTCTGATCATATCTTCTTAGGACCATGTTTAAACGATCAACAATGGTATGTCCGCGCTGCCAATCACCAAAATACATTGGGTACAAACTAGTTGTGCCAGCAGTTGCAGT